TGCACAGAGACTTGAGGCTGTCATGATTGAGCATGGCATAGGTAAGCCTCTGATATCGTTAATCTTGCACCCATCGTTCCCCTCCATCCCTACTCCCCGTAAGCCCCCATATCCGTCATATCCCTTATCCCTGCTTGCCCCTCGTTCCTCATATCCCTTATCCCACAGACCGGGTATTGGGTGGCCTGTGGTTTATGAGGTGGGTTGTTTAGGTGACACCCTATATTCTTAACCCCCGTTCTACCATCCTACCTCCCCAGGACCCCCGTATTCCGGCATGTCCTATTTCCAACCTACCCTCATTCTATATAACCCCTGATCCATATATCCTCTGATTTCTGCAATAGCCTGTATTGTGTCATGGCATATTCGTTGTTCATGGTTTATCTTATTAGCTAAAAACAGGCACCCTACATCTGGAGATAGGGGTGTATTTTAAAACGTCATTCTGCTTACCCGTACGCTCTCCTGCCTTGGCATTGGTAGTCATGTGTTGTGCATCCTGGTTGTTTATGTATGGCAATGTGACATCGTTTGCACACAACCATTACATTATCCAGATCGGCTGATAACATTGGTTGCTCTGTGTACCCTTCTACATGGTGGACATGGAGGCCATTCTCTTGTCTCCCGCATCTCTCACAAGTGTAGTCCCTGTCTGCCAAAGCCATCTGCCTGAACGCTGCGGGTACTTCTCTTGAACCACCGTACTTCTTACCTTTGTAATGTACTCTTCTATTATAAGTTGGGCAGGCTTGCTTACATTTAGACGAGCAATATAGGTTTTGTTCTCCATATCCTATGTGCTCTAACGCAAAAACCCTATTCAATATGGCGTTCTTTGATGGCGCAAATACCTTCCCGCAATAAACACACTTAACCATCAATTCATCATTCGAACCAACGGTTATATTCTCAGCGTAACCAACCTTCTCGGCATATGTGTTGTAACTAACTGGTTTATTCCCGTTATCTATGCGTTTTTTCTTATTATACCTATTAACACATTGCACAGAACATAGTTTCTTAGTGCCATTAGTTTTGAATAAATTCCCACACATTAAACATTCAGTTTCGATCGGTATGTTGTTTATATATCTATACCGACACACATTGTTGCAATACAACCCTTTGTTATTTAGTTGTTTGCCGCAATACCTACATTCTAGTCCATATTCAAGCCCTGCTTTTGGATCACCATATTTTTCATATCTTCGATAATGATAGTCACAATAACCCTTTGCTGAATGTTTTTTGTCACAACCATCTACAGAACATATCCTAATTCCACTTGGATTTTTTACTATTGGTCCACTTCGTTTTTTCACTACATGTGGGTCACCATGTTTCAACCATCTGGTATAATGTTTCGCACAATAACCAACTGACACTACTGGGGAATTGCATCCATCCACCTTGCATATTTTGCCTTTGTTGCTTTTCTTTTTGTATGTTTCTGGATTCCCATATTTATTAAATCTCCAATAATGTTTACTGCAAAACCCTTTTGAATGAACCTTAGCCTCACACCCAGATACCTTGCATTGCCCTGAATTATCAACAAATGTTTTATGGAGTGGATCACCATGTCTTAAAAATCTTTCATAGTGCTTTACACAAAACCCTTTATATCTTGCTTTTGATTCACATCCATCAACGGAACATTTATTACAATCTTCAGAATCGCATACATTTTTATCAATCCCTGGGTTATCCGGTATGAATTCTCTACCACAAACAACACACTTACGTTTTACGGGATTTCCTCTTTTATGTCTGGCAGAACAACGGGAATCACAGAATTTATGCCCTTTTTCAGTTTCTTCACCGCAATAAATACAGTTTTTATAATAGCCTTTGTCGACCCTTAACTTTAAATCACCGTTTCTCCTGATCCGATAATAATGTTTTTCACAATATAGGCTATTCTTGCTCCTAACTTTCTCTTCACAGCCGTCTGCTTCACATACGCCATAGTTTTCTTTTAACTTCTGGGTGTAATGGAGATTACAAAGACCCACACACTTAGCTGGATTATTACATCCGTCTTTGATACACGTTTTTTTAACTTTACTTTTCCGTTTATTTTGTGCTATAGGTTTTGTAGCCATGATGCTCATATCCTCTTTATATGATCGTTGCGGTTAGAGCCGTTTGGGGATTCACAGTTCCCTTACGGCTCATTATTTTATAGCATATTCATATTGTAATGTCAATAACTTATCCACGTTTCCACCTATCTTTCTTATGGATTTCACTATGACAACGAAGACAGCAGGCAACCATGTTTTCTTGAGATAATAACAAATCTGGTCGATCCCGTACTTTTAATTTATGATGGACTAAAACCGCTGGATATTCATTGCATATTTCACATATCGGATGCCTTTTGATGTACCACTTTCTGGCCTTATCCCATTTGCTGCTATAGCCACGCTCCCTGAAACTACCCCTATCCTTGTCAATGAGCTTCCTCTTGGCCTTGGTGTGCTTATCACATCGTGCCTGGCCCGCAGGTACAAGGGAATTACACCCGGCTGTGGATCAAGAATGTGGAGGACGCGTTGGCAATTACTCAGCTACCTCATATTGGGTTGCAACTCCCCGACGCCGGGACTTTTGGTTTATTATTTTGTAGTCCGTTACTCAGACTCTTTGTAAGTGTCACCCGTTATCAGGGAGCGCCACATATTGTGTAATTCTATATAAGCACACCCGTTATCAGGGAGCGCCACATATTGTGTAATTCTATATAAGCATACCACATATTGTGGTAAGAAATCAAGGAAAATCGTATTTACATAGTTAAGGAGAGGACATAACTATTTGATATCCGGGAATTTATTCTTCCAAAAAACCAAACTTTTGCACCCAGAGCGAAACTTTAGATGATCCATGTCCAACACGACACGCCATACAAGGATGATCCACCTTCCGACAATGCTCAACCCATGAGATTAACACCGGATCCGTCTTTGCAAGTCCTGGCACGAAATCGACAAGTTCTATTCCTGCCTCGTCCAGTTCTTTGATATGCTGTGACCGATAGCTGAGATTGCGTATAGCGTGTTTTCCTTTCAATTTTGGCATTATAATCCCCTCCTCCATGTTCTCCAGGTTTCAGGTAAATCTATCAAAAGTCCCCAACCAAGCCCAACCACAAACGCTCCCACTGCTACCGCACACCAGATTGCCCACGGTGGTATTTCCATTAGCTCATTCATTGATTACCCTCCCCCCGATACCGGGAATAGTTTATGTTGTCTGGTCTCTCGCTCAAATCGCTCACAAGCCGCCTCAAAATAATCGTTGTCCAGCTCGCATATATCCATGTCATACCCCTCATGCCAGCAAGCTATGGCTGAACTGAATGACCCGCCGTGACTATCGAATATCCGTTGTCCTGGTTTGGCGTAGTTGGTGAGTAACCATGTATAGAGTGATACTGGCTTTTGGTTTGGATGTACCCGGTAATTCGATGCTTCCTTTTTCCAACCCTTATTGGCACCAACCCAAGGATATGAAAATTTACGAACTACTTTATTGAAACTATGAAAAGCTATCTCACAGTCAGATAATGGCCCATATTTAATTACCTTGTCCCAAACGATAGCCCCACTATGGTATAAAAATTGAGGATAATAATTAGCGCCCCATATTATTTGATTTTTACTACAATCAAATAACAGCTTGAAATAAATAGAGTTTGGTGTTTTATTGTGATTCGTGTAATGTTTAGCATTTAATTTTCCTGAAACCTTGGCAGCGTTACCAGCTTTACCTCCAAACTTCCCGTCACTGGCCCCAACATTGTACGGCGGGTCCACAATCGCCAAATCCCACCAATCCTCACGCTTGCCTGCCATAAATTCCATACAGTCCATCTGGTACGCTCTAATCAGTGGTTTGTGGGATAGCTCAATCATCATCTTCTCCGAGCTTGATTTTCTTCCGTTGACGTTTCATCTCGGCAAGTTCATCTTGTAATATAATCATACGTTCATCTAAGGCTGTCAGCCAGTCTTGCTGTTCAATTAGATCCATTAACAACACCAATCGACAGTTATATCGAAGCACAGCCACATAAATATGACCTCTTTATAACCATGCCAAATCTGTGGTTTTGAATGCCAGCCTTTAGGTTCAAAACAGATACTAAAACTAATCATGGCTTCACCTCGTGCCTCATCTTTCGCCCGGACATTTCCCGCAGGAAAGCCTCATGAGCCCGCTGCTTCTTCTTGCGATTATATCCGTCTTTGGTTTTGGTTAGGTCAAATTCCCGTTCCTCGTTACGATACCACGTATCCCACCAGGTATATTTTATCCGCATGGTTTATCCCCTCTCTCTCTAATGACTATGGTTCCCTTACTGTAGACGGCATTCTTGTCAGCTAACTCCGGGTACAGTCCCCTTAGCCTCTCCCAGAGCTTTTCTTGTGCCTCATAATGTATCTTTTGCGAGGTTTCTATTCCGTACCGCGCGATGGTTATATTACGTTGTAGTTCATCCGCCTCTTTTCGCTCCGCCGCCTTCAGTTTGATTGTCTTAGGTTTTGCCATTATTCTCCTTTCAAAAGTCTGGGAGGGGTTGCCTCCCAGACTTGTCTTATTTGGCCTATTAGCCACCCTATTTAATTGTAAAATGAAAGCTACGCGCAAACATATTCATCACCTCCTTTCATGATCTGTATAAATCGTTTATATGATTTCACGACATGAACTTTATGACCGAGAAACATTAGTTGCCTATGTAAGGCCTGTTGTTCTGTCCTGAGTTTCCCGCCTGCCGCCTTCAATTCGATTAGCTCAACCCGGCCATTATCCATGAAAATCATCATGTCGGGCCAGCCTGGGGTGTTGGACTTTTTACTGTAGTCGTGGAAGCAGGGCCAGCCATTGGTTTTGCAGTATTTTTGGCACTTGACTTGTAGGACTTTTTCTGGCCCCTGATCTGGGTCGTCCTTAACAGCAACCTGCTTTTGACGTTGAGCCAAATACATTGTTAAATCGTCTTTTGTCCAGCGCATTTATAACTCCTTAGCACCATAAAATGTTTTAGAATGTCCATTCTGGGCATTTTTTTCTTGTCCCAATAATGCCAATGTCCACTATTAATCTTTAACTTTTTTAACCATTCTTTCAGAATCATCCTCTCACCGTCAACCTCAATCCAAACATTTGCTCTTGTATTATAAGCTTGTTCTTTCCTGGTTGCCCACCGACAATTTCCCGGTTCATAGTCTCCATCATTGTCAATCCGATCAAGGGTTAGGCCTTTAGGACAGCGGCCCATATCGGCAAGAAAAATTGCATAACTATTAATCCACCTATCACAAATTTCTATTCCCCTTTCGCCATAATTTTTATAGTATTTATGATTAGGGTTTAAACACCGAGCTTTCATGTCGCCCCAACATTGGTATTGATTTGTAGGCCTCCCATTATTTATTTTAGCTTCCCCATGTTTCAACTTCCGATCATTACTGTAACATCCACAACTTATTGACTTTCCACTCCGTAGATCATCCGCCCTAACACTTCTAACCTCACCACAAGAACATTCACATATCCACCGTGTATTATTATGTTTATCTGTCTTGCCTCTCTTAATGACTACCCATCGCCCGAATCGTTTACCTGTCATATCAATAAATCTACTCATAACAAAATACCTCCAAAAACAGAAAAGCCTGAGAGTAGATGAAAGCTGATAGACAGCTTTTCCCCGCCTCGCGGCGAAAGGACTCTCAGGCTTGTGATTTCTATTTCTGTTTCTATCATCTTCATCTATCCTATCTTTACCACGATTTATATCTGGTTGTCAAGCCTTTTCTTCGCTGTGTCATACCCCCTCTACACTCCCAGCCCCTCTGTCCCCTCATCAAGTCAATCAGCTCATCCGCCCTCACGCTCTTACGCGCCCGCCTCTCCCCGTCTATAAAATCATCACAGGCTGTTTGGTCTTTAGATACTGTGCTCCAGCTCTTTTGGCATACAGTCCCCTGGCCGGTGATACAATAATAGCAGTCTTTGCATTTCATGGTACCCTCCTTCCGATTAGGCATATTTCCAGTGAGTTAGGTTGATTATCCTTCTCTCCGCATCATCAAATGTAGCGATATAACCGTCAATCTCTGTAATAAACGTAGTCATCCACACATGAGACATTTCCCCATGAGCATTCAGCACCTCTATGTTATTTGTAACGATTATCCATTTGTTTTTAGCCGGCCACTCTTCTTCAAAGCTCTGAAATTCTCTTGAGTTCATACCCCCCCTCTTTATCGCTCCATCCTGTCATAATGTTTCCAAGACTCCATCTGACAGATACAATCAGACCCTCGCCACGCCATTTCCGAAGCGCATTGTAGGCTATGACCTTGGCGCTGGTACTCTTTGGCCAGTTCCAGATTTTCAAATTCTTCTTCTTCGTATTTTAATTGCGCATTCATTTTACACCTCCCCCCGATGTCGGGAATAGTTTATGTTGCCTGGTCAATCCTGTCTTTTGCTATCTCAAAATATTCAGGGTCTTTTTCTATACCGATGAAATTACGGTTAAGTAGTTTAGCCATTTTGCCAGTTGTACCACTTCCCATCATTGGATCAAGAACTATGTCGCCTTCATTGCTCCATGATAGTATATGGTCATTAGCAAGTTGTTCTGGGAATTGTGCAGGGTGAAACCTGTTGGTGTTTGAACACTCTGTATTTATTTTCCAAACATTGAACCGTTGTGCCAAATCATTTGAATACACTTTTCCAATAGAAGATTGTTCTTTTGTGCTTCCATCTGGTTGCCTTATCGTTCCATGCTTCTTTCGTGGACCTTTTGTCGGCCTATCTTTTATTGGATTAAATGTCTTAATCGGTCCTTTCGTGAAGATGAAAATATACTCAAAAACTTGGGCATATCGCGTTTTCAATGCTCCGGTGGCTGTAAATGTTTGTTTTTCCCATATCATCGTATCATGTAGATTAAAACCAATATCTTTAAAATAAAGAGCCTGCTTAAATGAAGTACCTGTCTCACTTCCTTTAATGGTTGCATCACCAACAACCCAAACCACAACCCCACCTTGCTTTGTAACTCTAAAAAGCTGTTCTGCTATCTTGGTGAATATCTCCCAATTCCAAACGAGCTTATCATTATACGTCCTGAGATTGTCATAGGGTGGACTTGTGACAGTTAGGTCAATCGAACCGTCCTCAATGTCCGGCATAAGCTCTAAGCAGTCACCTTGCATCAGCTCCATTCTCGGCGTCGGGAATATGGATAGTAGTGTCTGTTTCATATATCCTCTTTAGGTATAACTATCTCTGACCGTAGTGTGCCTACCAGAGACAATCAGCTTAGTTACAGGGTTATTACAAAGCGTGGTTTACAACTCTATCACATTATCAGGTAAGTTTATTTATGGGTATACTTCAGCCACCCAGCCCCCAGGATACTTAGAGCTAATTGTTATGCCCTCTGCCTGGAACAGCGTTACACTTTCGTGCAAGTTTGGATATCTACCTTGTTTGGTTTAAAGTGGTAACGAGGGTAAGAAAACCACATGGCACATTTAACCTGTTTTGCATCCGCGCTTTACAGATACGTTTTAGACCGGTCAGAAGTCCGCGATAGACAAAAAAAACCCCAAGATTCTGCTCCATCCTAAGGTGGATTCGGGCCTCACGGTTCCCGAAAATCTTGAGGTAATTGGTTTGTAATATATGATTTAGGATTAGCATGGTTCCATCCTATCACGGTTCTTTTCTGTTTGTCAAGCACTTTCTTCTCTATTCTCAGATAAATCGTTCACCGGCATATCTAACAGCCTGTCTACCTCCGCCATGTGCTCGGCCAATAATGTGCTGTCTAAGCCTGTCCGGGACCTGAACCATTCCCGCATACGATTATTCTGTTCAATAGCTCGTTCTTCTGATTTGACCATTATATCCCTTCAAGCGCCTTCACCGCCACCGCAACAGTGTATTGCAAGGCGGCACCTACATCGTTGATTTCATTGTCGCGGATTGCCTCTAATATCTCTCGCAGGGCCTTTATGCGAACCTCGGCCACATCCAGCATACAGCCGGTACAGGGTATGTCTTCAAAGGCCGGGCGGGCACAATGAGGGCAATCAATAACCTTCAGCTTTTTGGGCTTCTCAGGTTTCCCCAATACCAAATCAACCGCCTCCCTGACTGCCTTCTCAGGCCAGCCGTTTTCGTTAGCCGCCTCAAGGATTTTATGAGCATCATGGTTGTCGAGCTTCCTTGTCGCAGCGTAATGGCTGAATTGCAGTTGGTATACACGGGCATCGGGTAGGAATTTGTCGCCTACTTTGCGCCATGTCTGTGCTGTCCCTAATGCAATTGAATCCGGTATCCAGTCTGTCCATTCATGCCCGAGGCCTTCCATCTCTCGCCAAGCGTCTGCAAAATAAAACTGATATCCTTCTTTGAATTTTCGCAATCCACTGAAAAGCTGGTCAATCGTTGCATCGTCCAGCCTCTTGTGAAACCGCAGTGCATTGTATTGAAATTCAACATCCGGTATCACCATAATCTCGACGTCGGGTACTACCTGTGTCTCTTCTGTCATATCTCTATCCATGTCACGCTCCCTCCCAAAATTCGTTAAATATTCCCACTCTGAGTTTCCGTATAATCTCCCGCTCTTTACATTCTTTAACAATTTCAGCACTAAGCTCAACACAACGGTCACAAATATAGACCCCAGGACCAGCGATCAGAGCGTCAACCTCTGTGTCTGCGTTCCCACAAAAGCTACATAATAACCTATCAGTCATCTCATCCCTCCCTGGTTGCTATATCTGCCCTTTTCTGAATAAATCCTCTAAAAATTCCCTTTCTAAACGGTACATACACTCCCAAATCTCCACCGCCTCGCACACATCACAAAACCGTTTAGGGTCGTTGTGGTACAGGTCATGATGAACCCTACACAGCGGAATAGCTCCCAAGTCCGAACTCTTTCCACCCCACCGCGCATCGTTCAGGGTGATGTGATGAGGTTCAGCCTGCTTACCACAGACCAAGCATCCCTTCGTCCTTACGAGGTTTAGGTAACTTTCGCTTCTGAAGGTTATCGGCTTTGGGTGTTCCATATTCACATCCTTTACAATTTTCATCCTGTTCCTGTTGATGCCATTTACAAACTTCGTCACTTACTCGCCGAGCTACCTTCCCACGGCCCGGTATCGGGTAGAGTCACCATTTGTTCTTCCTTGTATACATTTGCCCTCTTTTTATATTCCCGCCTTAGTTTTCTAAGCCTTGTCCGGGCCTGTCCTGAAACAGCGTCAAAATGTGTGTAATGATGCCTGGAATCTTCAAGCCCTGGCATTTCATTGGCCGAAACAAACTCAAATATCTGTGATGCTCTCATGATTCCCCCCAAAAAGGAAACTGGCTGAACACCTGCCTACCCCCATTGAAATAGCAATTAACAACTCCCGTTCCTGTATTCCGGCCTTTAGCAATTATTAACTGGGCATCGTGCTTGTCTGCACTTTTCTTATAAACTGCTTCACGCCATACAAAAATTACTGTATCAGCATCCTGTTCAATCGCCCCTGACTCTCTCAGGTCAGACAACATCGGCTTTTTATCCCCGCCCCTGGCCTCACATAACCTATTCAGTTGAGCTAAACAGATAACCGGAATGCTTAAAGACCTCGCTAACCCTTTGAGCTTCATACTGATGCTGGCTACTTCTCTTTCCCTATGCTCTATTTTACCATCGGTTCTAATGAGTTGCAGGTAATCAATCACCACCATGCCGATTTCTTCTTTCTGTTTACGGGCCTCGCAAGTAGCAACCATCTCGTCAATGCTCATATTCGCATTGTCATTGTAAGCAATAGGCATTTTGTAAAGAATTTCAGCGGCTTTTGTAATTTTAGGCCAATCTTGGCTGGCTATATTTGACCTACGGATTGACTTGAAATTGACATTTGCATGAGACGAAAGCTGTCTTTTAATAAGCTGGTCTTTTGGCATTTCCAGAGAAAAGAATAAAACCGGAACACCTGAAGCCTCACTAAAATCCTTAGCAAGCACCGATTTTCCCATACCTGGACGCCCTGCTAAAATAATGAGATCCCCCGCCTGCCAGCCACCTATCAACTCGTCTAAATCCCCTAACCCTGTTGGGATACCGGGATTCTCAGCCTTTTCCAAAGAAGCCACTACACCCGGCAAAGCGTCCGTCAATTCAACAACACCTCGATTAATCGCCTGTGGTTTAAGATTAGATATTCGTTCCTTGATATTATCCAATAGGTTTTGGGTATCGTTACCCCTTACACCATCGGCTATTTCATTGGATATCCCCAGTAGGGTCGCTTTAAGTTTGTTCTTTTTTATCTCGCCAATATGGTACGCCCACCCCGCAGAAGTATGAACACAGCTCATGATATGAGCTATATAATCGCTACTAACTTTTGAAATTTGGTCTTTGGATGTAAGGTCGTTTAGGATTGACGTAGGTAACACAGGTTCCCCCCGGTCAGTAACATCCAAAAGGGATTGATAAAAAAACCGATGTTTGATGGTTGAGAAATCATCCGGTTCTAATTCTGCCCTGATCTGCTTCAGACAATCTGGGTTTATTAGAACCCCACCTAAGATACACATTTCAGATTCCGGTATTGTAAACATCTTTAACTCCAGTAAGGTGGTTCATCGTCTATTTTTTGTTTCTTTTTAGTGTTTCCTTTAACCATTTTTAACGCAAGCTGATCAAATTGCTTTCTTAGTTTTGCTGTACTTAAAATATTGTCCTGCCAAAATTCATCTTTTTGACACCAAACAATCACTTCTTTAATTTCATCAGGTTGTCGTTTATCAACCCGGATCATAAGGTCAATGTTTTTAGCCCATGATTCAAGATTTGGTTTCGCAAACCCGTTTCTACGATTAAGAATGGAGGTTAATAATAGCCTGGCAAGTTCCAAGTTTTGACTGGAGGTTTCTTTCTTTTCTTTCTTTACCTTCTTGTTCCTGTACCGTTTGCTGTCCGTTTGCTGTCCGTCTGGTGTATCGTCTCCCTGGTACTGTCCATAATTTACTATGGTAATTAAGGAGGTTATGTTGTCTTTTTGGTGTACTATATTTTCACTTTTTTTTAATTCCCGAAAAAATCTTCTAACCTTACCCCTGGACCATTTCCACCTCTTGGCTAATGCTACTTCTGACCACCCTAACTGCCCCCTATTAACGGTAACGAGGATTCCCCTTTTTCTAATCCAGCCTTCTTTATAATTAGCCAAAAGTAGCATATCAACCCAGGCTTGACCTCTCGTGAAGGGATCTAACAACCAAAGTTTATTTTCTTGTAATCTGCGATGTAATTTAATATACCCTCTTTCCATTATCTGCGGGTCCACTCTTTGTTAAAAGCATACCCACGAGTATTACCAAACCTGACTTCCATTACATCATCCATTGCTTCGGCTATGTCGTCACTTACTTGTTCGGTTATTCCGTACCTTAATTCATACAACAACAATAATAGATTTGCCCAATATGGGTCATGCTCAAATGCTTTATCATAACGTTTTTCTTTGTAATCCTTCCAATCTTCACGCTCATAAAAACATTTAGAATATTCCATTATGTGACCCTCCAAATAATAAAATCAAACGTCAATCCCTAAAAAGGAAGTTTTTCTTCTTGGTCAGATTTCTGGATCGGATCTTCCGCATCAACCGGGAAATTATTATCCCCGGTAACAGGCTTATCCTCATCTACGGGAAACTCATTCTCCGGTTCGTAGGGAATTAGATCCCACACTTGAACAGAATTGAGGTACAGGGTTACACCACCGCCAAACCCTTTGTACGTTGCCAACTTGAACATGACCCTACCTGTGCTTTTGTTTGCAACTTTAATATCTGAAGGAATGACATCCCCGTACCTGTCAACCACTTTCGGAGGGAACTCTGCCTTGGTCTTAAAGGTTAAGGCCCAGCGTTTAGTTTCCTCATACTCTCCGGCTTCATTCTTGGCGACCTCATGCTTAGGTAACTGGTTGGTATAATCGTTTTCCTTAATGAGTCCGGCTATTTCCCCACAAAGACTATCCCATTCTCCGCCCTTATCAAATACTAAGGTAATTTCAAACTTACCATCACCATCGCCATCGAAAGCCTTTTTAGGTTCATGGATATGTGCCCACTGAATTTCACCAATCGGTGACATTCTACTCTCCATTTTTGCCATTGTTTCCCTCCCTTATGCGTCTCCTATTCCTACACTCTCAACAATCCAGCTTTCAATTCGTGCGAACAACTTCGCCGTGCTCAGGACATCGTTCATGCAATATTCTTCAATCTCGTCTATTTTCCCATCCTTCCACATCCCGTAAACCTGCCCACCGTCCCCGGTTTTTCCACCCAGGCCAAAGCTCTTTAGATAGAAATCCAGCGATTCCCATTTCTGCCTATCCCAATCAGCCAGGACTTGCATCAGGTCTATGTGGGATTTTGTAGAATACCGGCGGGTGAGTTCGTTGTAGATTCGTCTCGACATCGGGATATTGAGGTGCATGGCTCTGTGTAATAAGGCAGGTAGGTCAAAGCCATTGCCGTTAAAACTCACAATCGGTATGGCTTTATGGTAGGCGTCATAAATGAACTTCCAGCCGTCTGATATAGTTGCCGGTTCGCCTGATATTGTGAGCCTGTCAATATCCCCCGTGGTTGTGTCGTAGATAGCACCACAGAAGCAAACTACCTCGCACTGGTCAGGGTGTAGGCTCATCTTCTTGTCACGGCCGTGTTTGAACTTAGCGCGTTCTGCGGCCTCTTTTGCGTCCCTCTTTGCCTGGTCTTTTGTTCTCCCATGTTTAACGGAATCAGGGTTAAAAGTTGGCATGGTTCCTTCTGGTAGGTTTTGGTTTGGAATTGTTTCCAAATCGAAGCAACAAATAATCATGATATCCTCCTTTTTCAAAACATCCTTAATTGATCCCCTGTGCCTGTGTTATGTTTTACTATATTACATTGTCGACATAGGCACTGTGTATTAAGCCTGGTGTGTGACCCGCCTTGACTTAAGGGGATAATGTGGTCAAGATTTGGATACAAGGGGTGATAAGGGTTCTTGAAATCAGGCCTGGTTTTGCATCCACAATTCTGGCAGATATAACCATCTCGTTCAAAGATTTCATTAGAATTGAAGACCTCATACTCAACCCCCATCTTTAGTGCTCTGCGTTTATGCTTGCCTTTCCTGTGTATATTCTTACCTGCCTTGGTTTGGGTGTATTTCTTTTGATACTCAGATGCCTCTGTTCTATGGGCTTGGCGATACTTCTTATCGTATTCGGCTCTTTCTTTTTTATGGGTTTGATAATATTCTTTTTGGGATACGGTTATTTCTTCTTTATGGGTTTGGCGATATTCCCTCTGATATTCAGCTTTCTCTTGTTTATGGGCTTGGTGATATTTCTTATCGTACAATGCCTTTTCTTCTTTTGTCATAACGTGCCTCCAAAAAGAAAAGCCTGAGAGCAATCGGGACTTGTGAAGGTCCTCCCATGCCTCGCGGCACAGGAACTCTCAGGCTTAATATTTGGATTGTTCACAATCTCGATTATCTTCATTCTATATTTTTCCTTTTGGTTTGTCAAGGACTTTCTGGACCTCAAATACAGCAATTTGCATCACTCCCCTCCCTTCAGGCCACCGTCCTCAGCCCATTGCAGCATCCTCTTGTTTGATCCCCAGGCGTTTGATGGGACCTCGTTGTGGAAATAGCCAACATAAGCCGCCAGGTTTTCAAAGTTCTCGTCATCGGCCATCATGAACGCCTCTTTTAGATTATTACAAATGACCCCTTGCAGGAAACTCCCCGGTATCACACCATGTTTGATGTATCTCTCAATCGGTTCCATCATCCTCTCTGGTATGTATTTACCTCTGGTTTCGTACATCACTCCCCTCCTTTCATATCCCAAACATCCGTTCCCTTTTCTCTTCATACGCCTGCTCCTGTGCATATTCGTAGGCATCCTGTTCATCGGCTAATTCTTCTTCTGTCATTCCATCCGGGCATTTGCGGCCCCGTGGTAAGCCGCATTTGCCTGATGGGTATTCGTACTTGCAAGTTCCGCTGTAGCACACTTTAGGCTCCTTCCCCCGATATCGGGTTAATCTCGCTCATCACGCTGATTGTCTTCATCCCACCATTGCCCCGCTTGCTGTCTTGGGGTGCAAGGATGGTCTTTACGCTCTTTTAATAAATCGTAGTAGCAATCAGACTGATCTTTATAGGGATTATCCATCGACCTTAAATACGCATCTCCCCAGCACTTCTCACAACATGACATTAGTTTCTCCTCCCCCCGATATCGGGAATCCCCGCCCCAGAAAACCCTGAATCCGGCAAACGCGCCCTGAAAGACGGGGCCGGGGGGCAGTGAGGCAGGGGGTTGATATTATCATGATATAAGTAGGTCCTTAGCGTCCATATCCATTGCAATCGCTAATTTCGTGATTGTCTTAAAGGATAGGCTGTCAGGATGTGCAAGGTAATAGCCAACTGCCTGCCGGGTTATATTGAGTCTCGCCGCCAGGTCTTCTTGTCGCCACCCCTGCCGCTTCATTTCCGCTTTGATTTTACGCACATTTAATTCCATGACAGCATCTTACTCTAAATTGTTTGAGGTTGTCAAGCAAAAAGATGTTGTCTTTTTATTTTATCTGCAAGTGCTTGATTTGGTTAGATAATTATTTTTTATTTGAAAAAAGACAAGAAATCGCAAAAAAAGGCTTGCAATTTGAAAACGTACAGTGTATAAGGTATTTAACAGTCAATTTTAACCCGGCAACGGGAGGCATACAATGAGAACAGCAGAAAAATACAAAGAAATGGGATTTATCGAATTATTGGACACGAAAGTTCAGGATAGGTATGGAGATATATATTATCCTAAAAAGGCTAAATCACCATTGCAGGCAATTAAGTTCTTTTGCCGAGAATGTATGGGAATGGACAGAACGAAGAAAAAGCGGCTTGAGAATGTAGAACTTGTTCGGGATTGCTCAGACCCCATGTGTCCACTGTTTGACTTCAGACTTGGCAAAAATCCATTCATGAAACGAATATGGACTGACGAACAGCGAAAAGTGGCACAGGATCGAGCAGCTTTAGCTTTTGGGCACGCAAAGAAGCCGAGAGAAGACGACGAGGCTGTACAAGAGCCCCCAGACGCATAGGAAGGTACACCATGGCTAAAATGAAGGAATACAGTAAGGCGTACAACAAGGAAGCTGTAAATCTGGCACTAAGCAGAATTAAGATAATGCAATGCCAAAAATGTGGGCACCCGGTACAGGACGGATATTGTTGTCCTCATTGTAGTAGCCGTTACCCCACTATTCCAGGGCAAGAGGAAAGCATGATCGAAGTATAGCACACCCCCCTGCCCCCACCGACAAACTCAGTGCCGACCTATAGGTGCGGCCAGCAGACCGGCGGGGCGGGGATATAAGACACACCCTAACTCGAGACACATAGAGCATTCACTGGCACGACCCAGGAGGCCATGAGGATTCGGGGGTAGGGGTAGACAATCATTAACACGCAGTACAGTGCGCCCAGCGGATCGTAGGAGGTCGTATACGGACGTAACCTGGCACTCATGTTGCGATGTGAGTGATCTACCAGGAACAGCATCTACCAATCGAATACAATCCGGGTCGACCTGGGCGCATTTAATTTGTGGCAGTGGCATAGAGACGCTATAACCGACCCATAGGATAGAAGGACAGTCATGAGTAGCAATACACCATGCCTCATGGAACCTCGCAGGGGTGGTGAGAGGGCCTTCATTTGCGGAATTTGCCACTGCCACATTTAACAAACAATAGGATAATAATTTGTGGCGGCGACCGAGGGGTGTCTATAAAAGGCCTGCGGAATTGGGTGGTCCAAGACAGAACATGGTGAGGTAGGCGCTGCCACATTTAACCCGGTGTCGGGGGAAGGAGAATCATGACCCACTCAGACCTACTAACGATTTCATTCCTTGCCCTGCTCTTTGTAGCAGCAATTTGTTTGGCCGGCCAGCACAATATGGAACCTAACAGCCTGATTGCAAAAATTGAGAACCTGGAAGCACAGTTGAGGGTAAAAACTGGCCCACCCAGAGTCACCGGGAAGTATGTAACCGTTATCAATGGGAAAGAGATTGTCGTGGAGGTAGAATAATGGGAGAATCGTATATAGATGAACCAGATAAATGGCGAATGATTCATATTCCGCTAACACCTTATTGGCTGTGCCGACATCCAGAAACAAGGTTATGGCATGTAGCCGAGAAAGAGCTCACAGTCGCGTGGCATGGTCCCTTTTCGGACAATGACTATACATTAAAACACCCCTACTTATACAGGTTATTGTAATGAACAACTTAACCGGAAAAACAATAAAAGAATATTCCATCTCGCCACTCAAAGTCAGTATAACCTTCAGCGATAACACCACTTTCTGGGTCGAGCCTACCGATGTATACGAAACTCTGGAATGCGGTATGAATATGGAGGTAAAGACAAATGAAATTAGAACCTTGCCCGTGGTGCAAAGAACTACCGAGATATAGTCAGCAAACTCTGCTCTGCAATTATGATCACGCCGGAAACCACTATGATGATATCAGAGAAATACCCGCAGAGCGTATCGAATGCTCGAATCTCTTTTGTAAAGTCCGGCCATATTTAACGAGGATCAACACAAACGATGCTATTAAAGTTTGGAATATGGGAGGTAAGCAGAAATGAAATGTATAATATGTCGAGAAACTGAGGCGACAGTCCGAGACCGAAACAAGCCGTGGTCGCGCCGCAAGGTTCTATGTAGTGATTGTCATTCCAATAGACTCAAAAACGATTTCATTGACATACTTGAAATAGAAAGAAAACGGCGGGAGAAGAGATGAAACAAATAACCGACCTCGACCTCCCGCCGATCTATAGGACGCAGGCTAACTACTGGCGAGCGCAGTATTTCCAGGCTCGTGTAGAATTGACTAAGGCGAATAAGGGATTGAGGAAAATAAAGAGGCGGTTGGATAAGTTGAGGGAGAATGAAACGCAAAAGACTCCCTGGGGAACTATTAAGTATTTTGCAGATAAGAAGGAGACTGATGAAGATATCTTATGACAAATCAGTGGACGTACTCTATATCGGCATTAAAGATCGTCCAGGTATTGCCGACGAAGTTAGCAACGGGAATTTCATTAGATATGATTTAGCAGGTGAGATTGTGGGTATTACTATTATGGACTTCAAGGAGCGATTTATTGACCCACCCGGCGCTGGGAACTTGCCACCGTGCGATGTCGAAGGCCGGGCCTGCGAGGGGTGTGAGTTTAAACCTTGTCCGATGGAGTGATAGGAGATGAGATGAAAAAGACAATCTTGATGATTATGGCAATCGTTTTTAGTTGTTCGGTAGCACGGGCTGAGGTTGGTAATATCAATGGCCTTGCTTTTGTTTATAAAGGGAATACTATTTTATTTGTCGTTGAATACGAAGGATACGAATGGAACCCATGCTCAGGAAATACATGACTGTCTATCTATTGCCCCGGTGGGGTATGCCTAAAGCCGGCAACTCAGTATTTTGTCAAAACATTAAAAGAAGTGCGCGAAAGAGTTGATAAGAATGGGACAGAACATCTCATAGGAATGTACCGGGTAGATTGGTACTCAAAAGAGAAAAGGTCAGTCATCACGGAATTGAAATTAATGCCAAGTTACGAGATTAAGTAACCCTCCCTGCTGATCTTACGGGAAGCCTGGAGGGTGTTGTTTATTTAATTTCCTCGCCCCTATCCTTCATATCTGGGATACCGGACTTGCTAACCCCCATTCGCATAAATATCAATCCAGCAGCACCGAACACAGCGCTAATCAAACCAGGCAATCCAATACTCCCCTCGAAGTATGCTCCTGCTGCGGTACAGATGCCGGAGATTGCAACCCAGAACGTTTTGCTCTTATAAATAGGTGTCATCGTGTATCCTCCTTAGTCATCATGTGGGAACAGGAACAACGCTGCTGCGTCTATTATCAGACTTATGGCCTTGTCTATCTTCTCCCAAAGCTCAGGTGTCCCGGTGAACCCTGACGCACCTTCAATGAGCGCCTTGATAGTTGCCACAACCATATCCTTTTTATCACTTCCGCTATCCGGGACATCATCAAACAGGCTCTCAGCTATTCCCATCAGTTTGATAATTGTCGGTATTACTCGTATTACTATTAGAAACCATCCCATGATATTTCTCCTGTGTTAAAGTGTTTTCTCCATAACATTTATCCTCACATGCTTGACTACAAAATAGGTATCTCTTATACATCTCCTTACCACAATAACCACATGAAAAAGTCTCGTTAGGATCGTAGTCTGCCCAAAATGACTTTCTTAGAAAACTGAAGACCATTTTCCTTACTCTATTCATCATAATTTGATCCTTTTCCGTACAAGACGGAAGCCATGCACTGCTCAATATGGATTGCTTAAATGCTTCGCTCCAGCTTTGCACCCACATTCATATATCCACTCATACAGTTCATCTAATCGCATACGTTTCTTGCGTTTGCGATTGACCCACCAATTTCTGACTTTCGTAATGTTTACCTTGAAAGAAAATATCGGCGGCCTGGTATACGGATTTTGCTCTTCGTTTAACATCCGTGCCTCATCAATTCAGCCAGCTCACTCATTCGTGTTTTGTATTCTCTACCGCTGTTGGAATCCATCATCTCGTCAGCGGCCTTATTCCAGTCTTGTTTTTCGATTGCGGCAATGCACTTTTTGAATTTCAAGAATCCCTTAAAACCGTGCCAGAATATCATCTCAATTATTAGATCCTTACGCACAGAATCTAAAACCCAGCCAAGCGAAAGGTATTTAAAAGTTGCCTGGTGGATATCCTCTTCAAGAATTAGGTTGGCTACCCGTGGGGATATCTTACAGGCTTGCCCATTTCCGAGGTAGTGACCGTGGCCTATGCTCCACCCGTTTGCGTCTCTATATGGGGATTCTTTAAAACCTTCATGTTCTTTCAATCTATTTTTTAACATCATCATCTTTTCCTCAGCAACCGCAGCATTTCTTCACGATCTGTCTGGGCCTTGGTTTGCCCTTCCTTGATGTCCTGTTTAAGATCCACAATAGCGCTGGCTAAATGCTCTACTACAACCTGGACTTTGATCATATCTCCATTCTGAGCATACTTATCATCCGCACCTTTTTGCTCGCTCCAGACATTAATTCCCACACCACCCAAAAGTATAATCAGTGGTACTAAAATAGCAAACAAACGCCATACTGTCTTCTTTGGGATCTTATCTTTTACACATTCTTTTAAGTCGTTAAAAGCATCAAACTTGACCCGCCTATCTATTCGCCTGTTCATATTTTCGTGGCATATTGGATGATCACAATCGGTCATCGTCCTGTACCTCGGCAAAAGGATTCCTGTTTAAGTTTCGACCGGCGATTACTTGGCATTTCGGGCATGTCATGGTAACTATGCCATCTTTGAGTAGGGCCACAGAAGCCTCAAAATCATCCTGAGCTATCGGCTTTCGGCACTTGGAGCATATCAACTCTTCCATTTTCATCCCCCTATCCTGGATTTAACTACCGTTAATACAACCGCTGGTTTGCTGGCTCCGACACATTTCGGGCACAGCAAGATAACTTTTCCCAGTTCAACCATACCCATAGCCATTTTAAAGTCGGCGTGTTTGATTGGCTCTCCGCAATTAGAGCACACGAAGTTACGAATCTCTGTAGCCATCTATTCTCTCTCCAAGATACCAAATGCAATTTCTTCTAATAATTCTGTAAATCCTTTTTCTTTTAATACTATATCGTTAATTTCCAACAATATTTTCCTTCTTGTTTCAGTTAATGGCGCAGTGTCCTCCATTATTAATCTCCGTAACCATCGAACACCTCATCCATTGCACGTTTTGAGTACCGCAACCACGGCCTGAGCTCGTCTAACCCGTTGATCTCGCATAAGTTGCA